AGGTGTCTGCGCGATCCTATTGACATATTCAGCTGAATTTTCATTAACATACTTGGTTAGATAATTGCCCAACCTATACTGCGCTCCACCAGAATAAGATCGTTGAAGGAAATTCCACCTGTTTATGTAATTCACATATTCTTCGTGTAAAGGTATTCCCTCTAAATTTGGAACTGCTGAATCTCTATCGTTGCTGTTTGTTAAATTATAATCTGCCATCTATACTCCTGTTGCTCCTGTTTGAAAGTTGAATCTCTGGGGCTCCACATTCATTTGTTTCTTGGTTATTGGATACAAGAAACTGATCAAATAACCTAAAGAATCGTTTGCGTGATCCCATCCTTCATCCTTTGTTGGCAGGTTAGTTCCGGCCTTGTAAGTATGCCTGATTAAACTATTTATTAGGGCTTTACACTTAGGGTCTATAACTACACCTCTTATACCCATAGCACTACACAACTTACTATTAACACTATTGATCCTATCACGGATACTCATATGCCTGCTTGGCATTTTCAATATGAAACCATTGTTCTGTAAGATTGAAGCATCAGTCCTCCTAGCACTACTAGTCCGCCTTTGTCTTGCCGCTGGATCAGGATAAGCAAATATTTTCTTGCCAGGATAACGCCTTAAAATCTCCTCACACATTTCATCCGTGTTGGAACTCCATATCTGTATTTCATCAAACACATAAACGATGTTGTCCTTGATATATGACACGGTAGCGAACATCGGATTGAGGTTAAAGTCAATACCAATATGGACAGCAGTGACATCCTCAGGCACTACCACATTCTTTACATTGTGTTTCATATCGAAACCATAATATATCACACCAGAATACGTTTCGAAAGTTGCTTGATACTCCTGGCGAAATGTCTTGGCATCTAAATCTTTTTTAGCTTGTTCTATCTCCTCGTCAGGAACCATACCTCCATCAATAGTGGTATATTGCCAACTCTGCCAATTATCATCTGTGGTCTTTTGCCCCTGTTGATATAGATCGTGGAACCAATTCAAACCCTTTGGGGTTCCTGTAAAAAAAACGTGGCCACCCGTGTCTGACAATGTTGGTCTCAACACTTCTTTCCAAGCCGATTCTGATATGTCAGCGGTCTCGTCTAGCACTAAAAAATTTAGACCAACACCACGAAGTGAGTCCGGATTATCAGCACCTCTTAGGCATATCCTACTGCCATTACGAAGATGTAAAGTCAATTCTGCTTCGTTGGCCTTCTTAATCCAATTAAGGTCATTCAGCATTTTTTTAATCTGAACCCATACTACTTGCTTGGCCTGTCTATATGATGGGGCAACATACCAGCAAAGTTGATTTGGTTGCCGGGCGAAATATGCCAACTGCCTAATTGCTAAAAAAGTTTTTCCGAAACGTCGGCCTGTCACAAGCACTTTGAATCTAGCGGGATGATCTGCGACTTTCTTCTGAGGTAAAGATAATTTCATTAAGCATCTTCTGGCCAAGGTAAAGGATCATTGCTTTCAGTTTCTGTTGGTGAATCCTGTTGAGAAAGATAATTTTTTCCTAAGAATATTAACATCCTTACATCCTTATCCTTGACGGCTTTTTCATATTGCGCCCTTCTCAAACCCTTTTTACCTTCCGCTCTGCCTTTTTCAATTACATCTTTATATCTCTTCTTGAGATTATCAACACTGGTGTCCATCACCATTGCGATCTCTTCGTAACTACACATTATCAATGCCAGTCTTTCAATCATATCTTTATCAAGTTTGTATGACTTCGCCATTATAATGTTTTCTCCGCTACTATTATTCTAAAACTTCTTGCGTCAGTATCTCCCTGTGTAGTGACGATTGTTACTTTGACTGTGTATGTATTTTGTGCGGTGCCATTATGGACTCTTACACTGACCACTTTACCCGAACTTATTATAACATCTGTGTTTGCGTCTGTAGGTAATGCCAAAGGTGATCCATCACCTGATATTGTGCTTATGCTGACACTAGCAGAGGAAATGCTGTCCCCACTAGCGAGGTAATCGGTAAAATCTAATCCGAATTGGATGTTACTGTCTGGATCTTTGACAAAATATAATCCAGCGTTATCCTTTCTTGCGCCTGTTAAGTTTGCCATTACGCCTCACTCCTTACTCTTGGAGTTGTAAATCTAGATGATAATGCTGGTATTTTCAATTTGATACTCCTTGTTTCTTCTGGGACTAAAACTATCCTCGTTTCTGCTGTTATCATATTTACTTTATTTTCACTATCAATTAAAGTTATTCTATTTTCAGTTGCTGGCGATAACAGCCTCGTTTCGCTTTCAACCTTTATTATATTGAAAGGATCTGCCTGGAAAAATAATCGTCCCACCAATACTGTGCTGTGAAGGGCTGTAATTGCCGTCGCTCCACCGTGTATGAAAGATGGTATCGCTTCTGGTATAGAAACTGTAACCGTAGTATCTATCGTGCCACTTGGTTTGAACGACGGCTCTACATCTACCACTGCGAATGTTCCACTTATGTCAGCAAATGTGTCAGTCCTCGCAGAAGCAGTCAATACAGGTGTAAAGGCCCCTGTGATTGAAACTGGTGTGTCGGAAAGTGTAAATTGGTAATTTCCTATCAATGTTGGCGTGAATGCCGTTGTGATATCACACTCAAATTCTAAAATACCACCAGCATCACAAGCCACTGAAGCAGTGGTTGAAATTTCCACAATGGCGGTTTTTTCAAAGGCACTATTTTCATCTATAGTAAATGTGCCAGGGAATGTTACAATTTCAGATCCTACTTTGAATAAAGGACTGATTGCCATTTCTACTTCATTTGCTAATTCGAATTCCCTATCCCAAGTATCTTCTGGCCAATTATCCCAACCTGATTCATCACCTAACCAAGTTATCACAGGCCAGTTTTCCCAATCAGTTGTTGCTAGGAAATCCCAAGTATATTCACCTTCATTCAACGAGAAGTTTTCTACAGCGAAACCAGTCTCAAAATATGTGTTTAAGTTGAACGAATCCCAAGTATAATCACCTGCGATATCATAGATCATACCAGCGGTGATTGTCACCGTGTGAGCCGGGGCTATATTAAAGTTAGACTCAATTAATCCGTGTATTTTGTTACCATCAATTGATGAATTAAATGCTGAACTGATAATGCTGTCGGCAAAAACCAAGTTAGCATATGAAAGAGTAGCATCAAAAAGAGCTGTGGTATCTATTCCTGTGTCAAATTTTAAATTACTTTGATTGGTAGTTGAACTTGTTATAACAATATTGCTGTCACTAAATTTTCTATTTGCGGACTGCTCACTGATGCTGACTACTGAGTTTATAGATGCCTCACCTTGGAATCTTACGGTTGGAACAACATCCATACTGGCCGTAGTAGATATTTCACCAATCGTATCACTACCTACACCATCAATCGTATATAAATTGGCCTCCCAACTCCTCTGAACTGTGCCTTTGAAGTATATCCTTGGTTCATATGAACCACCAGGATTCGTTATGGGTTCTAATCTCAATCGCACCATTCCCCAATTTGCTGTCCCAGAAGGTGATGTGAAATCTATTACGAATCCTTTGCCTGTATGTCCAGTCAATTCGCCACCTGTGACACTGCTTCCCTGTGAAGTGAATGTAATAGTTGCTCCACCATTACCATCTAACGGACTTGAAGCCGTTATTGTCTGATTGAAATTGGCAGTGGTCAAATTCTGTGTAAAATTACTATTACCACCACCACTCTTACCATTTTCTATGTAGGTAAAAGGAAAACTAGTTGGCACAACATAACCACCATTTAATGTGGTGTGTGTGACACTAACACGCGGAACATATTGACCAGTTACAACCGCTCTACATTTAGCGCTTGTCAAAACTGCGTCTAATGAAGTCCTAGGATCCCTGTTGCCTAGATCCGCCTGAATTGCTTTTATACCCGAATTCTGTCTGTTGGGGTTTGCCGAGGCCGCGGCTTCTGTGGCACCTGCTCCATAAGATGGTGTGTTGATGCCTGTGATGTTATTATATTCATAGAATGCCCAACTTGATCCATCATTATCGTAATGGGAGAGCGTAGAGGTTCCACTATCATCTACACTTTCATCTGTGGGTGTGATACTATAGATATAGTAATTTAAGTCTGTGGGTGTGGTTGTCCTATTACCCTGACCATCTACATATATGAATTGTTTTGTATCAGACACTCAAACATCCCAGAAATGTTAAAGACTTATTAGTCTAAACTAATAGCAAGGTTGCTGGCTGAAATCGTGAATTGGTCGCCTGAACTTACAGTTTTTGGCGTGGTCAAAGCACCAAAAAACAACACATTGCCACCTGAACTATTATCCATAATTGCGATATGAGTTACTGTTGATCCATAACCAGCATCTGTGGTGTAATTTGCTCCTGCTACTGGAAATGAAACTTGTGTTGTGTTTTTAATTTGACCTGTGTTGTATCCACCTAAACTACCTGCCGCTCCGAATGTGACCGATTGTCTAACATACTGGGTTGAACCACCTGTTGTGATTTCAAAATCACCCCAATCCGATGCTGATCCTGTAGCTGAAGTTCCTGATTCTAAAGCACCTGCTACATTAGTGCTGTTATCGGCGAAAAGCGCCACATAAACAGTTGCTGGTGGTTGGTATCCCGCACCTGTTCCTGCTGTAAGGCTACCATTGCCATATCTTAAAACGTGATTTAACAGTGTGTCTTCTAAATAATTTGACGCTGACATAATTTTTGTCTCCTTTGTAAATTTACAATGTTATTTATTTGTTAGGTTGCTGTGAATCTCATAGTCCAACTTGGGAAACCGGCACTATGTCCCCCATATGGCGGACTCCATACTGACCAAACACCTTTTGAATCTTGGTTTGACGAATTGTATGTCGTGGAACCAAAAGAGTATGGCAGGGTTGGCAGGTTGTTCCATTGCGTCGTGCCTCCATCATTGCTGGCACCAACCTGTAGCGTTCCACTTGGATAATATAGAATTAAGTTACTACCACCCTTATAAAGACTGCCGCGATGGACGAACCTCATTGTTGCTGGTGAGAAATATGCGGATGAGTATGGGGTGCCATTTATAGCCGTTATCTCCACATTGTAGGTGCCGTTGGCTATGGGCATATATTTCGCGTAGGTATCAACTGATCCATCAGTGGTGGCCGTGCCAAATATGTTGAGTTCATCCTTGACCTTGGTGAAACTGTTACTATACAATGGCGAGTATGATGATGGCTGGCTCCTACCATTGATGGTAAGGATGCTTTCCAGTGCCTCAGCTGATGATGTTGTGAAAATGTTTCTCTTGAATCCCAGTGGCATTATGTGGTGAAATCCTGTGCTATGTTGCCCAAAAGGTTGGTGCCATCATAGAACACGGATATCACATCAATGTCGCCCCCACCAGTTGAGAGTGTTGGTGCCCCGCCTGGGAACTTAACTGAAGTGAATGATCCAGTCCTTGAGCCCGTGCCGTCTTGGGTTATGATTATCATTATTGATTGTCCCGCCACCATATTGCTTATTGTGAATGTGGCGTTGTGACCCAAAGTCACTGAATGGACTGGTGCCGTCGTAGCATCCACCGCTATGGTTGTGCTGGAAGTTAAAGTGTTGATGTCCTCCTTGTAGCCCACGTTGAATCTCACGATGTCATCAAGGTCTATGGTGTCGCCTGATGATTGTATGGTTGAATTGGTTATAGTCAAGTCACCTAAACTTGGTATGGTTGGTGTTCCTGTGAGGCTTGAATATGCGAAGTCCTGTGCCGTGCCTGTTATGGTCATTGTATCACCTGACACCGCTGTGGTGATGCCCGTGGCACCCGCTATCTTGAATGTCTCACCCGGATTGACCGCCGTGCCCGTTGAGTCGTCGCCCACGAATGTAGTGGCTGACACTGCTGATCCAGTGGCGTCCGTGTCCAG